GATGCTACCGAGCGACCCAGCGGCATCGAACAGGAAAGTCGTCTCACAGTCGATGTCAGACTGACAGGTCCGGATGGTGCTCATGATGCCTGCCTCCGAAGCAGCGAGCAGGTCACGACCTCGCCCTTCTCCGCGATCGCCGCAATGTTGAGCGTGTAGGCGAACGCGCGGTAGGCCGCCTTTGCGTCGCCGTATCCCATTTGCTCGCGCCCTGTGGCGGCGAGCGATGCGTTCATGGCATTCCAGAAGCGCATGAAGGTGAGCGTGTCGGTGAAGTTCATACGGCCTCCTGCTGCATGCGCTCGGCATTTAAGGCGAGGGCGACCATGCGGCGCTCCTCGCTCAGGATTACGGCGTAGACGTGCGAGCCAATCAGCTCGCGGCGGTAGCGCTCAAGGGCGCGGCGGTCGTCGCGCAGATCCTTGGCGTGCTCCCACAAGCGTTCGATGGTGTTCATGTTGGCAGTTTCCTTTCGAGAGAAAAGTTAGCGGGTCGCAGCAGCGATCAGCGCGGCCCCCAAATTGCGCGCGGCAACATCCATCGGCTGCTCGCGATCCGCACCGATGGTGAGGGCCATCGAATAGTTGCCGTTCGGCTGCACGGTCTCGACACCGTTGTAGCGGCGGGGGCGCAGCGTCTTGACCTTGCCGTCCTGCATGCGCACGCGAATCGTGCAGCGGGTGCGGCTAATCACGAGCATCGTATAGATGCAGTTGCTGTCGCAGATGCTTCGGCCGTAGTAGCAGCGGCCAGCGACAAAGTTGATCATGGCGGCGGCGGTGTTAGTGGTCATGGCAGTTTCCTCGGTGATTCGTAGCGTCTCTGTGGGATAAGAGAGTACTCGCGTTAGTACGGATACGCAAGTATCCTGATTCGGCCCATTGAGACCTGGCTCACAGAACCAGTGCATAAGCTGGGCAGATAGCCCTATAAAGCCTTGAACTGGGTCACGTTTTTACCTTATCCCCAGTTATCCCCTTGTACGTGGATACCGCTTTATCCTAGTATCTGCGGACCATGTCTCACCGCCTCCTCGACCGGACCATGCAGATGCTCAGGGCTTGCGATCGCTCGCAACCCGAGATCGCAAAGCGCGCCGGTGTGGGTCTTCCGTGGCTCAAGAAACTGCTGCAGGGCGGCATCGATGATCCGGGCGTGAAGTCGATCCAGAAGTTGCACGACTTCCTCGAACTCGATCGGCAGGCGAAGAGAGCTGGCAGCACCGACGAGCGCGCCCCCGCAGCCTGAACAACTAACAACTAACATCCCGCGCGGGGGATTCAGCAGCGGGTGTTAGTGATGATGGAGAAGACTATGCAGGACACGACGCGCACGTGTGGCACGGCGACGACCATCGATCCGACAGACTGCGCCAACTTCGCCGTCGTCTACGATTACTCCGAAAGCCTCACGATCCCTTACCTGCAACTACCCCTTCTGATCCGCTGCCGCGACTGCAAACAGCTCTTCGCTTCTGACTATGAGGAACCGCGTTGTGGGTACTGCGTAAACCGCCGCGAGTTCTCGACGCTGCCATACGTCGCACGCTGATTGTCGGCGCGGCCTGGCATGAGATCGCGCAACATCAAGCCCGGCTTCTTCTCGAACGAAGTGCTCGGCTCATCAGACCCTCTCCATGGCTGGCTCTTCGCCGGGCTATGGGGTCTCGCCGATCGGGAAGGCCGACTTGAGGATCGACCGCTGCGGATCTGCGCGGTCATTTTTCCCTACCGCCGCAAGGTTAACGAACAAGCTGTGGATAAGATGCTGACGTGGCTCGATCAGCACAATTTCATCCGCCGCTACGTCGTTTCTGGCTCGCACTACATTCAGGTGCTGGAATTCCTCAAGCACCAGACTCCGCATTCCAAAGAGGCACCCTCGAAAATTCCGGCACTTACGTTGCGTGAGCACCGACCTAGGTCTGCCCCCAGCACCGACCTAGGCAATGGCGAGCACGCTCTGATTCCTGATTCCGGATTCCTGACTCCTGATTCCCCTCCTCCGGAGGGTAAGAATCCTTCCCTACCTTCCACGCCAAAGCCCGTGGAAGGGGCTGGATTGGATAAAGGCCGACGGGGGAATGGGAGCCGGGCGAACGGGACCAATCCGAGAGCGCTCGGCACGAACCCACGCGCACTCGGGACCAATCCCCGCGCGATCGAGAATCACACGCTGCGGGAGTGGCGAGGCCTGCAGCCGCACGTCGACAAGGTGAGAGAGACCGCATCGCTCCCACCCGATCAGCGGCTCACGTGGAACTACGTGCGCGAACATGTTGATCCGCTGACGTGGAAAGCGATCGAAGATCTCGGCGGATGTGCACTGATCGCTGACCGCGATCGCTTCACGACGAAGAAGCTCGAAATGCGTTTCCGTCAGTCGCTCGAACGGCTAGTAAAGCGCGAGGCGCACGCGTGAGCGCTCAGCCGCAACGCGACGTCGACCCGAACCTCCGCCTGCTGAACGGCGAGCTCTGGCTCGCACGAAGGCTCTCGCGATTCGGCGTGTTGGTCGGTACGTTCGAGGGCATCACCGACTCGGCCGAGCGCAAGGAACGGCTCCGGCACGAGATCAAGAGCCGCGGCCTTGAGCTGGTGATCGTCGACATCCCCGCAGTCCCGGGCAAGAAGCGCGCGACCATCAACTACCGCCAGGCGTTCGAGCGACTCTACGGGGACGCGCTGTGAGGCTGTGGCAGCTCATGCTGCTATCGATCATCACGCTCATCGTGATCGTGCTCTTCGCGTGGCTCGCCTTCGAGTCCTTCGGGATCGAATCATGATCGAGCGCCTCGCTTACGTGCTCTCGATCCTCGCTGTTCTCCTGCTGATCACGATGATTCACCTGTGCAGTCACCACCACCACCACTAAAGGCAATACCAACATGGCGAAGAAACACACGAAAATTCTGACGCTCACCGGCAAGACCTGCCGCATGGGGAAGGTGAGCAACAACCTCGAGCGCCACGGTGAGGACTACGTCACCGCCTTCACGATCCCGATCACGGAGATGATGCTCACGAAGTCGGAACTGAATGCGCTGATGCGAGATCCGCTGTGCCATGCGAGCTGGTTCGCCACCGCCAGCAAGGGCAAGGCCGATGAGCCGATGCCGTGGTGGGGTGGCGAGTCGTTTACGCTCCACGAGAGTTTCGAGGCCGACAGCGCGATGATCACGGTCTCCGGCGGCCGAGATCTCGAATTCGAGGCCAAGGGCGACCCGAAGGAAGACGACTACCGCGCAGCCATGGTGATCTCAGGGATCACGCTCACGCCTCGCACCGGTGGCGTCACGGAACTCAACTGCAAGGTTTACGTGCTGCCAGGGATCGGCAAGATCAATCTCGCGCTGCAGGATCACCAGCACCGCGAAGTGAAGCTGACCGTTGTGAAGGCACGCGTCGAGGATCGCGAGAAGCGACAGCCGCAGTTGCCGATGGGTGAGGGCGGCACCCAGTCTGAGCCCCCAGCGGGCGAGACGAAGGCCGGGGAAGACACCAACGCCACCGCCACCCACTGAGGAGACCAGCCATGGGCCCTGCCATTCCAGAAACAGCGAGCACGAGCACATTCGCCTCGACGAGCGATGAGCGCACCCGGAATAACGTCATGCGACACGAATATCGGGTGCTCACCGATGTCGAGAAGCAGCAGATGCAGGCGCTGAAGGACAAGGGGTTCGAACTGCACGAGCTCATCGCCAGCATCGGCAAGAGCCGGGAGCTATCGCTCGCACCCACGAAGACCGAAGAGGCCGTGATGTGGGCGGTGAAGCACATCACCCGGTGACTGCCCGAATCCATGCGGGGACGTGGAAGCTCTACGTCGACTCGATGCTGACGCGCGAGGATCTCGCGATCTGGCAACGGGTGTGGATGGCGAACGGGAATCCCTTTCAGGCGACCGATGCGCACCGGGACGATATGCGGGACGCCGAAGTGATGGAGCGCCTCACCCGCTTTCGCACCATCTGCGACGACGTGCGCGTGTGTCACATCATGGCCGCGTTCCCGGTGCACTGGTGATGCCCCGCCAAGCCGCTCTCCCTTGGGACGATCTGCCGGAGCTGCCGGCCGAGGATCGCCCGGGGGAGAGCAACCGCCAGAAAGCCGCGAATTTGTTCGCCATGCACTGTCGGGCGTACTCTCTGCCGCCTGTAGAGCGGGAGTTGCGCTTCGCTAAGGCGGCGATGGGAATCGGATGGCGATTCGACTTCGCCTGGCGGGAATACATGCTCGCAGTCGAGATCGATGGCGTCGTCGTTCAGCGGATCGGGGGCAAGCTCGTGGTCGGCGGCCGACACGCCACGATCACCGGCATTCGGGAAGACAATCGCAAGATCAACGCCGCGATCCTCCTCGGGTGGCAGGTGCTGCGGTTCCTGCAGTCGGACGTGAAGCCGAAGCTCGCAATCGATACGACGACGCGCGTGCTCATAGCGCGCGGATGGAGAGCACCGACATGAACGACGTCGCCCTGCACGATCACCCGGTCGGGGTGTGGACGCAGGCCATGAAGACGACACTGCGCGATCGATACGGCGAAGCTCGCGAACTCAGGCAGTTGCGGGCGCTCGCGGATGATCTCGGCGTCGGCCTCTATCAGCTTTACTCGATGGCCCACAAACTCGGCTTGAGTCGTGAAATCCGTCGGCGTTGACCGTGGCTCAAGTAGGCGAAGATAGGCACGCATGCCACGCGGAAGACCATTTAAGCCGGGCGAGCGGCCAGTGGGGCGCGCTAAGGGGACGCCCAACAAAGTCACGCGTGAAGCGCGGATCGCCCTCAGCGAGCTCATGGATCACGGCGCTGACGAAGCGAGGGCACTGTGGCTGAAGGTCGCGAAACGAGATCCCGCTCGAGCGCTCGAAATTCTCGCGAAGCTCGGCGAATACGTCATTCCGAAACTCGCGCGTACCGAGCACTCGGGTCCGCTCGGTGGTGCGATCCCCATTGCCGCTGCGACCCAACAGCTCACCGACGATGATGCGATGAAGAGCTACCTAAAACTCGTGAAGGGAGACGCCCCGTGAAAGTTTTCAAAGTTGGTCGACGCCCGGCTCGACACACGCTGCGCACGATGCGCTCGGCGATCGTGATGCATCGGCATCTCACCGCGCTCGGGCCGCCGCCGACTGCGAGTCAGGACTATCTGACATTGTTGGAGCACGCGCTCGGAGCGGTGAGCCAGGTGGGCGGGAGCGGGCCGTATGGCATGTATCTCAACGATCAGCTCGGCGATTGCGTGTGCGCCGACACCGCGCATCAGGTGCTGTTGCATACCGCAAACTCGGGCACCGGGTTCGTCGTGCCGACCGATGACGACGTGTTAGCTCTGTACGAAGCGGTCGGTGGTTACGTGGCGGGAGATCCCTCGACCGATCGGGGGTGCGACGAGACCTCGATGGAAGAGTACCTGCAGAACACGGGCTTCTGCGGGCAACTGTCTGCGGGCTCCGGCATGATTGATCCCTCGAACCTCGATCATGTTAGGTGGGGAATCCAGCTCTTCGGCGGCGTGCGCCTCGGTATCGTGGTCGACGAGCAGATGGAGCAGCAGTTCGAGAGCAAGCAGCCGTGGGTATCCCCGGCGAGCCCGGACGATCCGAACGCCGGCGGGCACGATGTCTTCGCCTTCGCCTACGACAACGCCGCGCAGATCTTCCGCGTCTTCACGTGGGGCGGTATCGCCAACGTCTCCGCGGCGCTCATGGCCAACAGCGCCTTCCTCGACGAAGTGCATGGCTCTGTGTGGCCCGACTTCATCGCCGCTACGGGGTCGGCCCCGAACGGCTTTGATCTGCAGCAGCTCTTGAGCGATCTCCCCGCGGTCGCATGAAACCCTATCGCCTCAAAAAGGCTCGACTACAAGCGCTCGAAGCGCGAAAGGCATCTATGACACCCGGTAACGGAAAACAAGAACTAACACCCGAGCAGCTCGTGCAGCAGATCGCGCAGCAGCGCATGATGGCGGCGGCCTACGCGGCGCAGCAGCGCCAGGCGATGGCGACCGCACTTCTCAGCGGGATCTTGTCGGGACTCTACTCGAACCCCGAGCTGCTCGAAGAGCACTTCGGCGACAAGGCCGTGAACGATGCGGTCGCCTTCGCCGACAGGCTACAGAAGCGGCTGCTTGAAGATGCGCAGGCGCAGCTCAAGGCCAGTGCGCCGCAGCCCGAGCCACCTGACACGTTGAAGTCGACAGCCGGAACACAGGTCGAGCCCGCCAAGGCCGCCAACGACGCACCCACTGGATCACCGCCGACAGCCGCCGGCGAGAGTTGAGCGCGTTCACCCACGCGATGTTGAGCGCTCAGGGGTTTAACTCGTGAGTCACCCGGGACCGATTCACTCCCAAAGCAACCGCGAGAGCTGGCGGCAGGTCCACGGCATCGAAGCCTCTTTTGCGAGGGGCGGGCGATCCCTTCCTAACCTGCGCGGCCAGCGCTGACTCGAAGTGGCAGCGCGCGCTGAAGATCTCTTCGACTGGCGCAATCCCGATTACGCGCCGATCTACGCCGCGCGCAATCAGCGGCTCGAGTGGTTGCGTAAGAACCCGTGCGAGCTGGTAGCGGTCAATCGCTACTACCGCACGCATATCGCCGACTTCATCAACGACTGGGGGCTCACCTACGACCCGCGCAACGTGGGCACGAAGCGGCCGGCGTTCCTGCCGTTCCTGTTGCAGCCCAAGCAGCGAGAACTCGTCGACTGGATGATCGAGGCCTGGCACATGCGCGAGACGCGGATCGTCGAGAAGTCGCGCGACGTCGGCGTGTCGTGGGTCGCGATGGCGGTGGCGATCGGCCTTTGCGTCTTTTGGGACAACGTGTCGATCGGCTTCGGCTCGGCGACGGAGCCCAAGCTCGACCGCTCTGGCGATCCCGATTCGCTCTTCTGGAAGGGCCGCATGTTCGTGCAGTACCTGCCGGAAGAGTTTCGTGGCGGCTGCAACATCCTCCTCGACGCGCCTGACAAGCGCATTCTCTTCCCCAAGACCGGCAGCTCGATCACGGGCGAAGTCGGCGACAAGATCGGGCACGGTGGACGCAAGACGCTCTACGGGGTCGACGAAGCCTCGCACCTTGAGCACCCGCTGCTGGTGTCGTCCGGGCTCTCGGGCACCACTGACTGCCGGATCGACTTCTCGAGCGTCAGCCTCGACGGCATGGCGAACGACTTCGCGGTGCGCCGCCACTCGGGCAACTTCAAGGTCTTCACGTACCACTACCGTGACGACCTGCGCAAAGACGACGAGTGGCGCGAAAAGAAGAAGGCCTCGCTCGATCCGACGGTGTGGGCAGCCAACTACGAGATCGACTACACGGCCGCTGCCGAGGGCGTACTGATCCCACAGTTGTGGGTGCAATCGGCGATCGACGCACACAAGAAGCTCGGCATCACGCCCACCGGTGCGAAGCGCGGCGCGCTCGATGTCGCTGACATGGGCCGGGACGTCAACTGCTTCGGGGCGTGCCACGGGATGCTCGTCACGCATTGCGTCGTGTGGCCTGGCGAGGCCTCCAAGCCCCTCTTCGCCACGGTCGAGCGCGCCTACCTCTTGACCGATCAGTGGGATCTCGATGGCTTCGACTACGACGCCGAGGGCATGGGAGCCGGTGTCAGGAGCGATGTCTACCGTATCCAACAGCGGCGGCAGAAGGAGGCCAATCTCAAGCCGAAGATCGTGCGGCCGTTTCGCGCATCCGGCGCGCTATTCAAGCCCGAGTCGACGGTCGAGGGCACCGATCGCAAGGCCGAGGACATGTTCCAGAACCTGAAGGCGCAGACCGGCTGGATGCTACGCCAGCGCTTTCAGGAGACACACCGGGCGGTGAATGGGGCGACCGACTACGACCACGACAAGATCATCGCGATCGACTCGTCGATCCCCGACGTGCAAAAGCTCTGCATCGAGATCTCGCAGCCGCAGTGGAAGGTCTCGGCCAATGGGAAGATCGTGATCGACAAGACGCCCGAGGGGGCCATGAGCCCGAATCGTGCCGACATGGTTTTCATCCTGTACCATCCGCGGCGTCGAGGGCTCAACATCAGCGAAGCGCAACTCGAGGAGCTGTAGCCATGCCACTTACCAGCAAGGGCGAGAAGATCATGCGCTCGATGAAAGCCGAGCTTGGATCGAAGGAAGGCGAGAGCCGCTTCTACGCTTCGAAGAACGCCGGCACGATCTCGGGCGTGGATCAGATCAAGGGGAGCGAGATGTTCAAAGCTCGCGGTCAAAACATCAACACCAACAGTTTCGTACCCGGGGGAAGACGCCGATGAACCGACCCATGCAACCTGCGCCCGGCCAGGCGGCGGCCGAGGCCGCTGCGGATGCGCACTATCAGGTCAAGCGCAAAGAGGCGATCGTAATCGCCGCTGCCGCATTGACGCTCGCTGAAGTGATCGGTAAAGGCTTGCCGCCTGCTGGGGACGTCGTCACGCTTGAGTCAGCTTTCAAGGTGGCCGAGGCTTTCATTGTCGAAGCCGAGAGGCGTCTTGGGAAGCTACCGCTGTAGGAGACGTCGATGGCAACACGCAAGAGCCCGCCGCCACCTGCGCCAGCAGCGAAGCCTTCGGTCGACTCGCGCATGCGCAAGCTCGCGCGGCTGCAGGACGCGATCCTACAGATGGCCCCACCAGCCGATAAGTACCGCCGCGAGCTCGTGTTGCCGAAGCCGCCGTTCTCGCTCGGGACGGACGCAAAAGCGATGCAGGCGAAGTCGATGCGCGGCGCGAAGATGGCGTTCGATGACTCGGGTGGCGGCTTCCCCTTCGGCAACTTCCTCAACACTGCCGCAGGCCTCGGATCATTCGGCCTGTATTTCCCGGGATATCCGTACCTGGCCGAGCTGGCGCAGCGCTCCGAATTCCGCCAGCCAACAGAGACCACTGCCAAGGAGATGACGCGCAAGTGGATCTCGCTGCGCTCCAAGAGCAAGGCCGACAAGAGCAAGCAGATCTCGCAGCTCGAAGACGACCTGAAAGAATTCAAAGTGCAGTCGCTCTTTCGCAGGGCGACCGAGCACGACGGCTTTTTCGGCTTGGGGTGGATTTACATCGAGATCAAGAATCAGGATCAGGCCGAGACGCTCACGATCGACGCCGAGGGCAAGGGCGGCGTCACGAAGAACTCGCTCGAGGGGTTCCGCAACATCGAGCCGATGTGGACGACGCCGCTCATCTGGAATTCGAGCGATCCGACGCGGCCCGACTTCTACAAGCCGACGGCGTGGATGATCCTCGCCAAGCGCACCGACTCGACACGGATGCTGCAGTTCGTCTCGCGCGAAGTGCCCGACATCATCAAGCCCGCCTACAACTTCGGCGGCGTGTCGCTGACGCAGCTCATTCAGTCGTACGTCGATCGCTGGCTGCAGACGGTGAACGGCGTCAATCGCCTCATCAACAACTTCTCGATCATCAACCTGCAGACCGAGATGGACGCCATCCTGCAGGGGGACGAGAGCGGCGCCAACGACCTCAAACTCCGTTGCCAGCTCTTTACGAAGACCCGCGACAATCAGGGGCTCTTCGCCACCAACAAGGCGACCGAAGGCCTTGAGCAGCTCGCCGTGCCGCTGTCGGGATTGTCCGAGCTGCAGGCGCAGGCGCAGGAGCACATGGCGGCGCCTACGCACCTGCCGCTCGTGGTGCTCACCGGGATCACGCCTTCAGGGCTCAATGCGTCGAGCGACTCCGAGATCGAGATCTTCCACGACTGGATTCACTCGATGCAGGAGAATCTCTACGAAGACAACCTGACGAAAGTGCTGCACATCCTGCAGTTGAATCGCTTCGGCAAAATCGATGACGACATCGTCTTCGACTTCGTGCAGCTCAAGCAGTTGACGGGCGAAGCCCTGGCACGCGTGAAGAAGACGCAATCCGAGATGGATGCCACCTACGTCGACGCTGGTGTCGTGATGCCCGAGGAAGTGCGCAAGCGCATTGCTACCGATCCAGACTCGGGCTACAACAACCTCGCCACCGAGATGCCCGAGGAACTAAAAAACAAAGCGCTGGGGCTCGGGCCCGACGGCGAGCCGCTGCCGCAACCGGGCGGCCTCGGCGAGGAGGAAGGCGAAGGCGGCGCACGACCTGACGAGCCCGTATCGAAGGCAGCCTGATGCCGTTCGTCGAAGTCGACGGATACACCGTGCACGTGACGCTCGTGCGCGGCGGTAAGGGTCAGAAGCTCACGGAGCGGGACGTCGAGTGCATCCGCGAGATGGCGCGGTGCCTCAAGCAGTACGGGGCAAAGATCGACCGCGTGCGATACGAGAGGGGGCCCGATGTGCCCGGGCCCAAACCCGATTAAGTGGTCGATCGCTCCGCATCCGACGCGGATCGAGCGGGCCTACCTCAAGCTCCAATGCGCGAAGGCGTGCACGATCCCGCTCGGTCTAGAGCCTCCAAAGCTGCCGCGCTGGCATTGGGACGGCAACATGCAGGCACCCACGGTCACACCCTCGATCAACTGCAGCACATGCGGGCTGCACATCAGCATCACGAAGGGGGCGGTCATTGAGGCCAGTCCTACAAACCCGCTTCGGCGGTAAGACCGGGAACTGTATGCAGGCGGCGGCGGCCTCGATGTTGGAGCTGCCGCTCGAGTCCGTGCCTGACTTCGGCAACATGCCAGGCGATCCCTACGCGCGCATGGCGCATTTCTTCGAGGCCTTCGGCTTCGAACTAAAGAAGGCGCGGCCGAACGCCGTGCTCCCGGGCTACTACTTCGTGACCGGGATCTCGACGCAGGGACACGAGCACATCGTGATCGCCTCGCAGGGCAGGCTTGTCCACGATCCGAACCCACACGGCGGCGGACTCCTCAAGCGGGACGCCGTCTATTGGCCCGATCCGCAGACCGAGAAAGCTGCGGCGCTCGTCATTCGCCGACGGGCACCGATCGCCGCGGATGCTCAGGTTGTCGAAGAAGCTGCCGCGGTACTGCGTCCCGTTCACCCCAACGAAGGAATACGGGCGTGGTATCGCGCGCAGCTCGTTGCACTGGCGCGTCGCATGTTGGAAGACATCGAGGCCGAACTGGCGAAGCATTACCGCCCCGCGAAATCGCGGCTAGCGCAGGACGATGATCCGATCGTGACGCTACGGACCGTGATGCGGGTGTGGGGGCGCCTCTGGCAAAAGAAATTCGACGATCTGTCGAAGGAGATCGCCAAGAGCTTCGCCGGGCGCAGTGCGCGCTACACCGACGCTGCGATCCGCCGGCGCATGAGGGAAGCCGGATTCACGGTGCGCTTCCGCCCAACGCCCCGGCAGATCTCGGCCTATCGGGCGATCATCGCCGAGAACGTGGGGCTCATCCGCTCGATCCCGCAGCAGTTCCTGAAGGACGTCGAGTCGGCTGTGTGGTCGAGCGTGCAGCGTGGCGGGACGATGGGCGAGCTCTCGAGGACGATCCGCACGAAGTACGGCGTCACCTATCGGCGGGCCGCACTCATCGCGCGCGATCAGGTGATGAAGTCGAAGTCGGTGTTGGAGAACGCGCGCCGAGCCGAGAT